GAGCAGATACAGCTAAAAAACTAAGAATTGGTGGACTTCATAATTATAACGCATACGGAATAAAAATGTATATACAAGATGCAAAAATTACCAGAGGATTGGCAAAATACACTGCAAACTTTACACCGCCTACAGAATCATTTAAAGCATAATACTTTCCCTATCCTCAACTAAGTACTCTTTTATTATATACTGGGTTTAGATAAATGTAAACCCTAAAATTAGTTATTTACATTATATAGATAATAGTATATAATAATTAAAACAATAGGATGATTTCGTTATGAAACGATTGATATATCAGGTATACGTTGGAAAGCGTTTAAAACTTTATGATCATTGTGTAAATTCAGTAGCAGAATATTGTAAAAAATATGATATTACTCACGAAGTACAAAGAACTCCCATTCTTAGAATAAAACCCGACGTGTTTGTAACAAACCGTAGTCGTGAATCATATGAAAAATATGGCGGTTTCTTACCTATATACGAAAAAGAAAATGCTTTTTCTTATTTAAAAACTTATGATCAAGTTGCCATTATAGATGCCGATGTATGGATAAGACCAAACTCTCCAAATATTTTTGATGACCTAGAACCAGAATATGATTTTGGTGGAGTAGTTGAACGTGAAATGCCTCTTACAAATCAATATAAATCTAAGATTATTGATTATTCAAGAATGCAATATTCTACAATTAAAAAAGTAAACTGGAAATGGAATAATCTTGGTGCAGAATTTATGAATATGGGTATTATGGTTATGAATCAAAAGATTCAGAAATATTTAAGAGGAGAAACTCCTGCACAATTTATTAGACGACCAGAGTTTAAATCTTTTGTTGATGGAATGGGTGCTTGGAAATGGTCTACAGATCAAACTCTTTTAAATACTTGGATACGTGAAGAGAATATGAAAATTAAAAATATGGATTGGAGATGGAACGGTTTATTTACTGCAAATACTCGAATTAAAGAGTGCTACTTTGTTCATTTTTTTAAAAAACAATCATTGCCTATGAATGGAGAAAATATAAAAGAATTGATGGAATTTGTACAATGAAAAAATTAATATATCAAGTTTGCATTGGTCAAAAAAGTAATTTATATGAATATTGTATTAATTCTGTAAGTGAATACTGTAAAAGAATAGGAGCTAAACATATAGTTCAGAGAGAACCAATTCTTAGAATTAAACCCAATCCATTTATGAATCAAAGAGAAGGTAAAACCGGAGGCTGGAAAAAATATGGATACATGCCAATCTTTGAAAAAGAAAATGTTTTTAATTACTTTAAAAAATATGATCTATGTTGTGTAGTAGATGCCGATATTTATATAAGACCAAATTCTCCAGACATATTTGAAAACTTTAATCAGCAATATGCACTCGGTAGTATATACGAATGTGATTTACCCATAAATGATAATTACGCACAGAAAATAAAAAATTATTCTAGTATGCTTTCTATGTTTAAATTAGATTGGGATATAAAACCAAGAACTGGACACTCTTTTTTTAATTCTGGAGTTATAATATATAATAGTAATAAAATGATAGAAGTGTTAAAAGGAATGAGTCCTAAACAATTTTTAGAACAACAAGAGCTACAAGATTTTATAAATGGTATAGGTCCGTTTAAATGGCAATCAGATCAAATGACTCTTAACTATTGGTTAAAAAGAAATAAAATTGATGTACAAAGAATGGATTGGAAATGGAACTGTTTATATTCTACAGTAAATGACGAAGACTTAAAACAATCTTACTTTGTGCATTTTTTCTTAAAGGATCATCTACCTGATAAAGGTGAAAATATAACTAAATTGATGGAAAAAATTAATGTATAATATTTCAACAGTATGTCCAACTCGAGGTCGACCATATTCGTGTGAAAAAATAGTTAAAAGTTGGATTAGGGCCACAAACAATTCTGAACTTATTATATACTTTCAAAATGATGATAATGAAGAAAATTTAAAAAAATATAGAGAATTAGTCAAATGACAATATTATATGATATAGGAGCATATAAAGGATCATTTACTCGTAATATTATTAAAAAAAATCCTAATGTAATTTCTTATATGTTTGAAGCAAACAATAAATTAACAAAGCCTAAAGATTTAAAAAAACATTATTGGTTTAATTGTGTACTTTCATCTAAAGATAATAAATTAGTTAATTTTTATTACAGAGGCGGAACGGGAGATTCTTATTATAAAGAAACAGATATGACCGGTGCATATACTGATCCTAATTCTTATGATTTACAGATTAAAAAAACTAAACATCTTACAGAATTTAATATACCTTTACCTGATATTATTAAAATTGATACTCAAGGATCCGAATTAGATATTTTATCAGACTGTGATGAAATTTTAAATTACTGTAATACAATATATACGGAAATGCCGGCACCAAACATGGTTTACAATCAAGGAGCTCCCTCATATGAAGAATATGTAGATTTTTTTAAAAAGCACGGTTTTATAAATTTTTCTATTGAAAAAGAACATGTAAAAAGAAATGAAGTATATCAATACGACATAAGGTTTACCAAATGAAAAAAGATTGGCAAGATTTTTTAAGAAATATACGGACTGAATTGAAATCACACCCTAATGATTTTCTATCTCAAAACACTATATCATACACTGTTCATCCACATTTTACTGGTAATGCTTTGACTTCGCCGCTTTATCGGGATATGATAAAGCTAGATTTTTTTCAGGATTTGAAAGATCCGTCGTTCGGTAAGCCTTATCTAGGATTTGATGGGCAGTATAGTATATCTACTATTCAATCCGCATATTATATCAATATTTTAAAAAATGCAGGTTACGGACCAGAGATCCTAAACCATGTTACAGATATTGGTGCAGGTTATGGTAATTTATGTAGGTCTTTTTATAAAACTGGATTCAAAGGAAAATATAATGTAGTTGACTTCTCCATAATGGGAGAAATGCAAAAGAAGTGGCTAGACAACACTCTTGGAAAAGAATACAATTATAAAATTTGCGAAATGACTCCACAGAATTTAAATCCATCACAGGAAAAAAGCTTACTGGTTGGAACATTTAGTATTAACGAAATGCCAATGTCGGAACGCATTAAAATAGAACCTTTTTATCATCTATATGATTTTATTCTTATTGCATTTAAGAATAATGCAAACTTTGGTGTCGATAATCTACCATACTTTAAGGGTCTTATAAATAATCTTAATTTATCGCATAATCTGAAAATTACAAAGTGTTCTTATTTTAAAAATAATCTATTTTTAACGGGAATTAAACTATGACTAAAATTTTATATACTGGCGGAACTTTTGATCTTTTTCATGCAGGACACGTAAACTTTTTAAGGATGTGTAAGCAGCTTGCAGATACTGTTGTTGTATCACTAAATACTGATAAATTTATACAGCAATATAAAGGGTTTGTCCCATTTCATAGCTATGAACAGCGTAGACAGATCTTAGAAGCCTGCATTTATGTTGACAAAGTTATTTCTAATATATCAGGATCTGATAGTACACAAGCAATAGAAAAAATACAACCACATATTATTGCTATTGGCACTGATTGGGCAAAGAAAGATTACTATGCTCAAATGGGATTTTCTCAAGAATGGCTTGATGTTCGTAATATAGTTCTTGTTTACTTACCATATACTGAAAAGATTAGTTCAACAATAATTAAGGAAAAAATTTCAAAGGCTTATAACCCATGAAAGTAGCATTATGTATTAGTGGTCAACAAAGACAGACCAAGATATTGCAAAAAGAAATTGATAAAAGACGTTTATATGCTTTTAAAGATGTAGATGTAGACTTTTTCTTACATACTTGGAAAAATCAAATTTTATTTTATTATGATGATTTAATTACAGAAGTTGAACCTAATATTGATTATGATCCTGTTTTGGATACTACTGAATGGGCTGGTTCATATTTTCAAAGTAAAAGAAAAGAAAAAAAAGGAAAATCCTTATACAATTCCACCAAACAAATATTAGCACACAATACATTAGTGTCCAAATTAAAAAAAGATTATGATATAATAATTAGATGTAGATGGGATATTTATTTTTCTGAAAATATTAATTATAGCGAATGGTTAAAAAAATCTTATAATGAAGGACCTATCAGTATGGGCCATCGAAGGTGGAATTTAGTATATCTTGATAATCCAAAACCTATGGGTGGCTTACAAAAAAAAGGTAATCTTCGATGGGAATATATGATTAGTCCTGATGCTATGATTATACATAAACCAAAAGACTGGGATTGTAACAAAGTCATATCTCTACATAAAAAAAAGGAATTACTCCCTGGTGAGTGGGGGTGGTATCAAATACTTAGTTCAGGAAAAAATAATCATAAAGGATATCATGGTGGTGTTCTTACTTTAGCACAAAGGTGGTAGAATAAAAATGAAAATTCTAATTTTAGGCGGAGACGGATTTTGCGGATGGCCAACTGCACTTAAACTAAGCGCAGTTGGTCACGATGTTCATATTCTTGATAATTTATCTCGTAGAAAGATTGATAAAGATTTAAATAGTTCATCTCTTACAAAAATTGAATCCATTGAAAAAAGACTTGAAACTGCTAAAAAATTACAAATGGAAATTGGTTTTACTCAAGCTGATGTATGTGATTCTATGGCATTAAAAGATTGTATTGAAAAATTTAGTCCAGATACAATTGTACATTTTGCTGAACAAAGAGCTGCACCATATTCTATGATTTCTGATTCAGAAAGAAGATATACAGTAAATAATAATATTACAGCAACACATACATTACTTAGTACGATTGTGGATGTAAATCCAAATATTCATTTAGTACATTTAGGAACGATGGGTGTGTATGGATATTCAAAGGATTTTGGTGCTATTCCTGAGGGATATTTAGATGTAAAAATAAATTCGACCGAAAAAGATGTTTCGATTTTATATCCAACAAATCCTGGTTCTATATACCACATGACAAAATCTCTTGATCAAATTATATTTCAATTTTATAATAAAAACTGGAATCTTAGAATAACAGATTTACATCAAGGAATAGTTTGGGGAACACAAACAGAAGAAACATCTTTGCATCCAGATTTAGTTAATAGATTTGATTATGATGGTGTTTATGGTACAGTCTTAAATAGATTTATTACTCAAGCTGCTACTAATCATCCTCTTACCGTATACGGTATTGGTGGGCAACGTAGAGCATTTATACATATTAATGATACAGTACAATGTATAAAATTATCTATTGAAAATCCTCCCGAGAATACAGATAGAGTTAGAATTTTTAATCAGGTTTCTGAAGTAAGGGGCGTTTTAGAACTTGCTAATATATTGAAAGAAAAATATGGAGCTGAAGTTAAACTATATGAAAATCCCAGAAAAGAACTTCCAGAAAATGAATTAGAAGTTTCTAATGAGGGATTAGTATCTCTTGGATTTGAACCCATTACTCTTTCGGAGAGTTTAATTGATGATTGTAAATTTATTGCAGAACAGTTTGGTAATAGAATGAATCCTAATAATATAATGAGTTCTCCAAAATGGTAAATATAATTCTTCAACATTATACCGGCAATCTAGGTGAGCTTGAAATAGCATCTAAATCTGCATTTGAAAAATATGCAGATATGGTAGGGGCAGAATATCATCTTATACGAGGTAATAAATTTAATATTGCATGCAGACCACCACTTCAAAAGTTGCACATGCTATCCGAAGAGTTTGATGATTATGATACAACTCTTATGGTAGATATTGATATGTTTCCTGTAAAGAATTTAAAAGAAAATATATTTGAAATAAAAGGGTATGGTAAACATACGCCGCTACAGAAGAAACTAAGATCAGATCAGGTAAGAAGATTTCCTTTATTGGCATCAGAAAGCGCTCCTTATTGGGGTGGAGCAGTTTATAAATTGCCGAGAGATATTAGACAAAGATTAAGAAAAGAAATTAATCTGGGTGTTGTTATGACTCTAAATGGTAAAAATATAAACGATAAATCGGGTAAGGGTGATGAAGGTGTTATGCACTATCTTGCAATGAAAGCCGGCATTGGAGAAAAAGATGTTTATCTTCCAGACGATAGATGGAGTTATAATAACTTTGATCCTAATCCTGAAAAAGCTGGTTTTATACACATTCGTAAAAAAATTAAACCTGGGGTAAAAAGTCCTAAGATTGATAATTATCGGAATCTTTTAGAAAAAGGTGTTATATAATGAATTTAATTTATCAGTACTGGGATGGTATTGTAAAACCAAGTGCTGTTGCTGGATCAAGTAATATGAAAAGATATGCTAAAAAAATTGATTCAGCATATCTTTTTGAAAGAAACCCAAAATATTTTAAAAATGCACCATTACCACATTATGGTGCATTTAAACCGGTATTTGATAAATCGTTTGATAAATATGAAAATATCTTATTTGTTGATACAGATGTATTTGCTAAACATAATTTAAATGAAAATATATTTTATAATTTTAAAGGTGATATTGGTATGTGTTCAGAACCATTACAACCTAAAATAAGAAATACTAGATCAGACGGTAATTCAAATATGAAAACCGAAAAAATATTTTCAGAAATTGTAGAATATTATGGTGGATCTCAAATAAAAGATAATGATGGTTTTAATAAAGTTTTTAATTCGGGTGTGGTTTTATATTCTAAAAAAGGTAGAGAAAAGGCTAGAAAATATTTTGATAAATTTAATCAATACTATAATCTTGCAAGAAATAAAGGTCTTGGAGGAGTATATCTTACAGATCAGAATTATTTGCAAGCAATGGCTCTTATGCCACATTTTGATTTTCAAGAGTTAGATCCCGAATGGAATTCCTGTATTACTTGGGCTCCAAAAAGTAGAGATTATATTATTGATTCAAGAACGGATAAAACTAAATTTGTCCATATACAAATGAGAGGAGCAGATAATCTTTCTGCTACACAGTTAGAAGTAATTACAAATAGGCCCGTTGAGGAATGGGGAAATGATCATCAAGGAAGAAGATTTAAAACAATAACATAAACTGGACAAAACATGAAATATAAAATATTCGGAATAGGTTTATCAAGAACTGGCACTACAACTTTAACTAATATATTAAATAAAGTTGGATATAACATTATACACTATCCTTCAAATAAAATTCAATTATTTTCAAATGCAAATGATGGGTGTACTGATATACCTGTTATTTTACACTATAAAGAATTATATAAAACTTTTCCGAATGCTAAATTTGTATATACAATCAGAAATAAAGAAGAATGGTTGAATTCAATAGTACCATATCTTGAAAGAAAAAGAACGTGGAAAGAGATGTCTGGTTCTCATCAAGAACAGGTAAGAACTAAAATATATGGCTATGCTTTTCCAACAAGACAACAGGCTAGTAATGCTTGGGATAAACATCATAATAGTGTTATGAAATTCTTTAATAATAAACAAGATAAATTATTAGTATTAGATATAGTTGGTGGTGATAACACCAATAAATTATGGAAATTTTTGGATATGAATAATAGTAATTTGCCAAAAGAATTTCCTCATAGTAATAAACTAGGGTTAGGAAAATGAAAATACTTATTTTTGGATTACCTGGTAGTGGAAAAACTACGTTGGCAAAACCATTTGCCGAATTAATTAATGGTGTTCATATTAATGCAGATGAAATAAGACATACATATAACGATTGGGATTTTAGTATTGAAGGGAGAATGAGACAAGCTCAACGTATGAGACATCTTGCTGATGGAGTAGTTCTTGCCGGTAAAGTTGCAGTAGCTGATTTTGTAGCTCCTACACATAAAGCCAGAAAAGAATTTAATGCCGATTTTACAGTATGGATGGATACAATAGACGAAGGCAGATTTGAAGATACTAATGCAATATTTGAAAAAGATACCGAAGTAGATTATCATGTAAAAGGTTGGTTTAATGATACTCACGAACAATTATTACCAGTAGTTAAAAGATGGATGGAAAGAAATGTTTGATCATAAAAAACCGACAACGCAAATGCTAGGAAGATGGCAACCGTGGCACCAAGGTCATACTGAATTATTTAAAAAAGCTTTATTAGAAACTGGTCAAGTTTGTATAATGGTGAGAGATGTTTTTAATATTGAAGGAGATGCCGGTGCAGGAAGAACAATAATACAAGATGATAATCCTTTTGGCTTTGTTGATATATCTAACAATATACAAGCTGCATTATCAAAAGAGGGGTTTACTTATTACGAAGAATATATTATAATGGAAGTACCAAATATAGTTGATATAAGTTATGGTAGAGGAGTTGGTTATACATTTACTCAACATGATCTTGGTGAAAAAATTCACAATATTTCTGCAACAAAGATTAGAAAAGAAATGAGGAAAAAAGGTAAATTATAAAATGCAAGCTTATGCCATAGTTATAAAAGATAATGAAATTTCACAAGCAGGTTATAATAATCTGGTTGAAAGCTTTTGGAACGTTGGTAATGAATTTCCTCTTATAATGTTTGAAGCAATAACACCAGATAATGTAGAAAAAGAAATGAGAGATAATGACTTACAGTGGAATTATCCTTGGGAAGGTAGTGTTATTGATTTTTCAACAGGTCTTACAAAATCTGCTTATGTGACTGCTAATAGAAAAGCAAGAATGGCTTGTTTTATGAGCCATTTTACTTTATGGCAAAAATGTTTTGAAACCAGAGAACCAATGATTATATTAGAACACGATTCTATATTTTTACATAAAATAGATTTTCATCCGGATGATACTGGATTTAATATAGTAGGATTAAATAATCCACTTGGTGCTACTCGTAGAGCAAAACAATATTATGATGCAATATTAAAAAATAAACAACCATTTCAACTAACACCATATATAGATGAAGATATGAAAGTTCCACAGGGTCTTGCTGGTAATTCAGCTTATCTTATGAAACCTGAAGGTGCAGAAAAAATGATTTCTTTGGTATATAAGTATGGTATGTGGCCAAATGACGCTATTATGTGTAGACAGTTAGTAAACGGTTTAGGCGTAAGTAGAAAATTTTATACAAGAATACAAGGACTAAAATCAACAACCACAAAGGAATAATCTATGTGGCTAGTAAGAGAAAAAATTAGTAAAAGTATTGTAGCAATGTGTTCTAGGCTTGTCGACGCTGAAGCTGTAGCGTGTAAAGGTTTAGAACACGAAAAATTATACATTGTTGAAAAATATAAGGATACAAAGTGATTCGTGTCGGTATAAATGGCTTCGGAAGAATTGGTAGATGTCTTGCTAGACATATAATGCAAGACAGAGACGATATGGAACTTGTACAAATAAATGCAAGTGGTGATCCAGAACAAAATATTCATCTTTTAAAATACGATAGTGTTCACGGTAGATATACGCCAAAGGATGATCTTACATATAAAATAAACTGGAGCCATTCACGAGACAATAAGTTTTTAAGCTGGGATAGTGTTGATTTAGTATTTGAATGTACAGGAGCATATAATGATGGTGATAGTGCAATTCACCATATTAAATATGGTAAAGCAAAGAAAGTTTTAATTAGTGCTCCAGCTAAAAATGTAGATAGAACGGTTGTATATGGAGTTAATCATAAAGAATTAACAAAGGATGATAATATAGTTAGTAATGCAAGTTGTACAACCAATTGTCTTGCTCCATTAGTAAAAGTTCTGGATAAATCTTTTGGTATTGTAAGAGGTCAAATGACCACAGTTCATAGTTATACTGGTGATCAAGGAACAATAGATAAACGTCATAGAGATTTATACAGAGCAAGAGCAGCCGGATCTAATATGATACCTACTAGTACAGGAGCGGCAAAAGCATTAGAACACGTTTATCCAAAATTAAAAAATAAAATAAAAGGTAGTGCAATTCGTGTACCTACAATTAATGTAAGTTGTATAGATTTAACTGTCCAGTTAAAAGAAGATGTTAATGAAGATTTAGTGAATAATACAGTTTTAAATGCTAGTAAACATAATATGAAAGGTATTATAGGATATGAAACACAACCTTTAGTAAGTAGTGACTATAATACAACAAAAGAAAGTTGTATTTTTGCCCCAGATCAAACAAGAATAGTGGATAATAAATTAGTTAGAGTTCTTGCATGGTATGATAACGAATGGTCATTTAGCTGTAGAATGGCAGATGTTGCTAGATATATGGGAGATTTAAGATGAAATTTATTGCAGCAATGGATCATAGCGGAGGTTCTACTGGTGGTGTTCTTGAAAGATATGGACAAGAATATACAGAAGAAAATAAAATGGATCTTATTCATGCCATGAGATTAAGAATGTATAATTCTCCCCATTTTAATTCAGATAATATTTGGGCTGCCATTCTTTATAAAGATACCGTTGAAAGAGGAATGGTTCCACTTTTATCAAAAAAAGGTATTTTTGCATTTCTTAAAATAGATTCGGGTTGTGCCGAAGATGGTATGATGGAAGATTTTAATATAGTTGAAATGTTGGATCTTGCTTTATATAATGATTGTATTGGAACTAAAATGAGAAGCATAGTAAAAACCGATACCATCATGAAACCAATTGTAAGACAACAGATTACTATAGCTAATATTATTATAGAAAGAGGATTATTACCAATTATTGAACCAGAAGTTCCCATTGATCATCCAGATAAAGACGATATTGAAAAAGACATGCACAATTATCTTTCTGAAAAATTAAATGAATTAAACGGACAATGTATTCTAAAATTAACTATCCCGACAACCAGAAATCTTTATTATGATTTTACCTATCATCCAAAAGTTTATAAAGTAGTAGGTTTAAGCGGAGGATATAGTACTCAAGAAGCTTGTGATAAATTAGCACTAAATACAAATATGACGGCAAGTTTTAGTAGAGCATTAAGTGAAAAATTGTATGCAGATCAATTAGATAGTCAATTTAATGCACAAATGAAAGATAACATTCGAATGATAAAAAGAGCATCACAAAGCAATACTATATTGAAAAACTAAGTAATTAGGAGATATTATGAAACAAGATGAAGGCTTAAATTTAGATGTAACTGGTAATGAACAGTATAGGAGAGAACTTATTGCTGTTCAACAAGAAAATGAAATACTTAAAAAAAATATCAATGATTTACAGGGACAGCTACAATCCGCTTATTACCGAATAAAAGTGTTAATAAGTGATTTAGAAAATATGAAAAGAATAGTAGACTTTAACGGAGTTGAATAATGAAAGCCTTTGTTATTTGTATTGACGAAATAGAACAATCTGTGCAAGCAGCAGAAAGATGCATAAAATCTGGTGCTAGAAACGGTGTTCTTGTAGAAAAGTTTAAGGCTATTACTCCAGATAATGATTATAAAAAAATACTTGAAGAAGATGGGATACCAGTTGATAAATTTGTTGAAGACAGTAACAAATATTCCAGATATGATAGAGTTATTTGTGCATTTTTATCTCATTATTCATTATGGAAAGAATGTGCAAAACAAAGTAATAATTTTCTAATTTTAGAACACGATGCTTATTTTAATAATGTGATTACAGTAAATGCTAAGTATCATACTGACGATGTGATTTCAGTTGGTGAACCATCTTATGGAAAATTTAATACTCCCAATTTCCTTGGTATAGGTCCTTTAACATCTAAAAGATATTTCCCGGGTGCTCACGCATATATTATATCACCAAAAGGTGCCAAGAAAGCAATTGAAAAAGCAAAAACTGATGCAGGACCTACTGATGTATTTTTTGGATATCATAATTTTGATAATTTACAGGAAAGTTATCCTTGGCCTATATCAGTCAAAGAAAGTTTTAGCACTATTCAGAGAACACCAGGCTGTTTAGCTAAACACGCATATAATGATGGAGTTGGTTATGGCATTATATAATAAAGCCTTTGTAACAGGATGTGATGAAAGTCACGAATGGATGGTAGAATGGTTCCTTGATAATTTTAAAAAGCATAATAAATTACCCATAATCTTTGCAGATTTTGGTGTAAGTAAAAAATTTTTAAAATATGCAAAGAAAAACTTCGATTCAGTTATTGATATGACAAAGATTAAAGATAAAGGTTGGTTTAAAAAACCTAAATCTATGATCGAAGCATCTAAACTTTCTTCGAGTATTTGTTGGATTGATACGGATATTGAAATTTTAAAATCTATAGATGATGTTTTTATTTATGTTGAACCAAATAGACTTGCAATGGTAGAAGATAAACCCTGGACTAAAAGAAGGCGTGATTCAAGAGGATTACAATACTATAATTCTGGAATAGTTGCATTTAAGGATTCTCCTGTTATATTACATCAATGGGCTAAAAAAGTAGAAAATTTTCCCCAACAAGGAGATCAAGAAGTTTTGCATAGTATGATGGAATCTCCACTTAGTCAAAGAATATATATTTCAGATATACCAAATGAATATAATTGGTTAAGACTTCAATTAGAACATGACGGTCAAGATAGCAATAAAAAGAAAACTATTCATTGGACTGGCCCAAAAGGAAAAGAAAAAATAAAGAAAATGATGGGAATATAAATGATTATACCAAGACCACCAAAACACACACTAGATGTGCCTGGATTTAATAATCAGATTCATTTAGAAAGTCTTGAAAAATTTACTAAAATTATTCCAGAAAATTCTAAAGTTCTTGAGATAGGTTGTGCTTTTGGTTGTAGTACTTGGGCTTTAATGAATGCATTGCCGAAAGGATGTAAATTACACGTATGTGATACTTTTGGAATGGATAATCCGATGTTAAAACAACAACATTATAACGGTATTATGACTAAACATTCTCACAATCCGGCGGTAGTATATGCTCTAAGTTTATATATGGAAAAAAATCATAGAGAAGTATTTGAATATTGTGTATCTCAACATCCTAGATACTTTGAGTTGCATAAAAAAACTCATGCCAAAAAGAGTCTTGAAGTTTTAGAAAATGATAATAAATGGGATATGGTTTATATTGATGGACACCATGCTTATTCTACAGTTAAAAAGGAATTGAGTTATTTAAATGGAACTAAATATTTATGTGGAGATGATTATCATCCAGTACACGAAGGTACTATGAAAGCAATAGATGAGTTTTTAGTGGATAATGAATATAATTTTGAACACGATGACTTTGAAACAGGATCTGGATTTTGGAAAATGGAATTAAAAAATGGGTGATGTAGCACATATTATTGGAAACGGAAAAAGTTCTGGATTTTATAAGCACGATAAAGGTTTAAAAATAGCTTGTAATCTACCACCTTTTGAGGTTCAAAATCTTTATACTACCGTAATGGTTGATTTTAAAATGATGAATGCAATACATAAAAATCATATTACTGTTCCAGGTGATTGGGTTTTAGGTGCAAGACCGCATAAATGGATGGAAATGAAAAATGACTTTTATGTGAAATACTCAAAACAAATTAAAGAATTTTATCTTGTCTTACCTAAATATGCTGCTAATTATACAGACTTTAATTGTGGACATATGGCAACTCATTGGGTAGCAAATAAACTAAAGAGAAAAGAAATTCATATGTATGGATTTGATTCAATCTTTGAGTTTGATACAACAAGTATGTCAGATACTTTTATGGAATCAGTAAGAGACAATCTTAATACACAAAGATTAACGTCTAAATGGAGACCTATTTGGCATGGTATTTTTAATGAATTTAAAAATACACAGTTTGTTATATATCATGATGTAGGTAATGCACAAATTCCTCTTCCGAAAAATGTTGAAGTAAGAGACAACAATAAGGGAGTTAGAGCAGTACGAAAAAGAAATAAAGAATATAAGCCCGAACCATTTGATAAAACTAAACTTTCTAGTGCATAAGAGGGTTTACATCTTCTAAAAAATAGTATATTATACTTTATAGAGGTGGCAAATGTATTACTATATCGACAACCGACCAAAAAATATTTCATTTAAATTTTTAGATGAGGTATTAGACTTTGCTCAATATTATTTGGGTTTAAATTCAGATTATATAATAAAAATAGTGTTTTTAGGTGATCTTGGAGATACGGTGTGGGGGTACTGCAACGGTCTTGAAGATGAAGATTATGTGATAGAAGTGAGTTCCAAGTTAAGTAGTGGAGATATAGTAGAAACCATATTTCACGAATTAGTGCATGTAAAACAAATTATAGATGGTAGATTAGATGATGATGGAAGAACATGGAAAGGTAAAACTTACGATACAGTAAAAACACCATATAAAGAACTGCCTTGGGAAATAGAAGCATTTGAACTTCAAAAACTTATGGCAAATGAATTTTTTTCTGCCAAATAACATTTTAGGGGTTTACAAACTGGTTAAAATATACTATATTAATAGTATAAAGAGAATCGGAAGGAAGAAAAAATGATTGACTTTATCTCAGCAAGCGAAGGTAAAATCCAACTTTGGGAAGATGATATGATTGTAGCAGAAGCATGCACTGCTAAGTCAATTGCTTACTTTCTTCAAGAACACGGCTTTGATGGAAATGTTTATGCTTCATCTTCAATGGACTTTGCTTCAGAAGAAGGTTTCGAAACCGACCAATGTGCAAATGATCTTTGGGAAAAATCTGTAAATCTTTACTATGCTGTTCAACACTAAAAACGGAAAAAATATAAATGAATAAACATGAAGCAGAATTTATTGCAGAACAGCAACGGCGGATTAATCCTAGTCCAGTAATTAGTAGTCTTGAAGAAATGATTGAAGATGATTATAAAGCTTGGATTAAAAGCGGTAGAAGTCCGGTGTTTAACGAATTTCTAAAATCAAAATTTAGAATGGAAAGCTAAAATTAATGCTTCAAGACGAGGTATATCACGCTCAAGTGGCACTTGATATTTTAGAATTTGATTATCACCGACCATTTATAAATGGTAAATGTAATAGGGAAAATATCGAAAATAAAATTGTAGAAGGCATTCTTAAGAAAGAACTTGAACCCATGAATGATAAAGATGTAAATATCATTTGTGATTTAATTGACATTTTAATTTTTGAACTAGGAGTTAAAGATTAATAAATGGGTTACGTAGCTCAACTGGATAGAGCAACTGACTTCTAATCAGTAGGTTGAGGGTTCGAGTCCTTCCGTGACCGCCAAAAACGGAGTATAGCACAGCCTGGTAGTGCGCTTGGTTTGGGACCAAGAGGTCCAAGGTTCGAATCCTTGTACTCCGACCAATACACACTAATAAATTTTGATATACACATGAGAGTAGATGCACCTGCTTTCCAGTGCATAGGACAAGGACCGAAAGTCACAAGTCATGTGTATATCAAAATTTATATAACAATTCCGGCGTAGCTCAGCGGTAGAGCAGTTGACTGTTAATCAATTGGTCGTAGGTTCGATCCCTACCGCCGGAGCCATAATAGAGGATAAAATGTGGGTTTTATTAGTAATAAGTTATATTTCTGAATATAATGATTATAAAGTAACTGAATTTAACAGATATGCAAATCAGAATCAATGTATAATTAATCAAACAGTATTAGAATCAACCTTTAAAGATAATGAAAAAGCAGTTTGTATAAAGGGTCTGTAGCATAGCGGTTAATGCTCCCCGCTCATAACGGGTAGATCGTAGGTTCGAATCCTACCAGACCCACCAATTAAAAGGTATAAATAGTTTAAGAGATGAAAAAAATATCGGTTACGGAAAAAATGGCTACAATACCAAATACAGGAATGCCTTTTGATGTGCATCAAGTTATGCAAGCTTCTATGTACAGACCACCTATTGATCAATATCCAAATTCAGAAAATATAAAACCCCCGATAAAAAAAGAACCTATTCGTGTCATAGAACAAATGGATCGTTCTTCAGTTAAATATGATAGTACAGAAGATTTCTATGCAAAACTAGAAGTAATTAAACAACAAATGAAAAATGCAGAATTTATTAAATATAAAAGAGATGCATCTGTAGTTAATACAAAGATGGATCAAGGAAAAATAGTAAATATTGTAGCTTAATTACTTATGATACCAATCCAAATCTGGGGCTATAATATCTACAGATTTACCTTTAATTGGAGCAAGATTCATTGGAGATTTTTTTACACTCTTTATTGACATCTCAAAGGTAAACTGATAATTACCACCACCTTTAGCTTGTACTCTTGCTCTATATCCTAGAGTTGCAGCTTGACTAAATCTAGGGACACCTTTAAACTTTAGGGGGTTGGATGGACCGAGTAAATAAAATCCTGTAGTTCCTACATTTATATAATATGTTTTTTTCTTATTATAATATAACTCAATATTAGATGCAGGTATTTCAGCTTTAACTTCTTCAAATCTTTTTAATTCTTTTGCATAGATAGCACGTTTATCAAGACCTTCAATTTCAGCTTTTAATTCTGGAGAAGTGGAAAATTTATAAGGTTTGTTTTTCCACTTATCATTTATTGCATCCAATACACCATATGTCATAGCTAAATTACGAATAAATATCTTTTCTTCTTCTGTAGGTTTTGGTTCATCAAAATACCATTTTCCATTGGCATATTTAATAACTAAAGATCCTCCGGAAGCACCTGGAGAAATTTTTAATTCACAGCCAGACTGTTTACCTGCTCTTTGAATCATAAGATCTGGAATATCGGAACCTGCTCCGGCAGGAGTAAAATCTTTTGGAACTATACCCATAGGTTTTAAAACTTTTACTGCGTTTACTTCATATTGAAAACCTTGTTGTGCAGTACTAACCATTTCTGTAATGTATCCTCTAAAAGTTTGCATAAATATATTCCTATAGAATTAATCCTTTATTCTATTTATATTTTTTATTTTTATAAATATAATATGAAGGAATATAGGAGCTAAAAATGTTATCCAGTTTATCGTTTGAAAAAAAGAGTTTACTTTTTGGTCAATTAGCAAGTATAGCATATATGCCGCTTAAAGAAGCAAAGATTGAAGCAAAAAAATTGGGATTTAATAATACTACTTTTTATGATAAAGATGGTGCTCAAGCATATAGATTTATGAATAAAAATGATATTGTTATTGCATGTAGAGGTACTGAACCAACTCAATGGAATGATATTAAAGCAGACTTAAAAGCCATACCAGTTATGGCGGAAACAGTAAGTAGAGTACATAAAGGATTTAAACAAGAAGTAGATGATTTGTGGCCAATGGTAAAACCAGAGTTAGAAACAAAAACAAATTTAACAAAAAATCTTTGGTTTTGTGGACATAGTTTAGGTGCAGCAATGACTACTATTATGGCAAGTAGAGCATTTCATGATGATAATCTTACAGATCCGACTGAAGTATACACATATGGTTCTCCAAGAGTAGGTTGGAAAAAATATGTTAAAAGTTTAGGAATGACTCATCATAGATTTGTAAATAATAATGATATTGTCACTAGAGTTCCTTTGTGGATTATGGGATATAGACATCACGGTACTATGCACTATTTTAATAGACATGGAGATTATAGTAAAGCCACCGGTTGGAATAAAGTAAAAGATAGATTAATGGGTATGTGGATAGGTTTAAAAAAAGGTAAAATAGATAACATTGGTGATCATCCAATGGGATCTTATATTCCATGTTTAGAAAAAATGCAACAATAGTTTTCTGTTTAGGACTTCTTATAGCGTGTGAACCTATAGAATATTCCTCTAAAGATATTACTAAACCTGCTGAACAGTATTTGGGTTTAGATGAAAATAGAAATAGAAAACAATTAAAAGAATTAGTAGGTATAGATCCGGCTCGTATTGAATGGTGTGCAGCATTTGTAAATGCAATTCTTGATATGCAAGATATACCTGGATCTGAATCAGTGAGTGATTATCCTTTAATGGCTCGTAGTTTTTTAACTTGGGGTGAAAAAGTTCACCAAGATGATATACAGAAGGGTGATATAGTAATATTTCCTAGAGGGGATAAAAATTGGGAAGGTCATGTCGGTTTTTTCATAAGAAAAACGATTGATAATAATAAGGAAAAATGGATAATACTAGGTGGAAATCAAGATAACACTGTAAGCTATGCTGAATATATTCCTAAAAAAGCAATAGCTATAAGAAGAAAAATAAATTAAGTGTTTACTTTTCCTAAAAAATATATTAGAATAAAAGAATCTAATGGAGAAGAAAATGAAAAAAACTTTAACTGCAATAATCTTAGCTATGATTTCATCGGCGGCTATAGCCGATATTAGAGCTGCAGAAGTTTGGTATGTTGAAAATGTAAATGTTCAACAACAAACTCAAGAACCAAGTCAACAATGTTCTTTACAGCAAGTTCCAGTATATGGTACGATACATAATCAACATGCATCAGGAATTAATAATAACGTTCTTGCTGGAGCTATTATCGGTGGATTAATTGGCGGAACCTCTAAAGGTAGTGATTCTGGGATACTTCCTGGTATGATCGTAGGCGGGCTTCTTGGTAGCACAACACCAGGAGCACAAAGACAAAAGATTATAGGTTATAAAACCCAAGAAGTTTGTAATACTGTATATCATCCTATAAATCAGCAAGTCAAGTCTCAAATAGTTCATTGGAAATATGGAAGTAAACGTGGTTACTTTTATAGTAATCAGAAACACTTTGTAGGTCAGACCGTAATGGTTGATGTGGATATGTAATAAAGGTTTATATCATGAGAAACGTGAATACACAGAATACTTTTTCTGTTGATAATGATGGTCACATTCGTCTTAAAACAAGCTCGACACCCAAAGATATGGGCATCCAAAACGGAGATACATTTGCAGTTTTAATAATTGAAGGCGAAGCCGTTTTAGTGAGAATGGAATTAGAATTGAAAGAGTAATGAAAGAATCTAATTTAAAATCTCGTAAATTAATTTTTCTAAAAGATATAATTGAAACCAAAGTTCGTAAAGAACAAGAGTTGGCTTATTATCAGAAAAAACTTGAAGAATTAAAAGAAAAAATGAACTATCTTCGTCATGATATTGACTTGACTAATACTATCATTAATATTATTGAAGAAGAAAAAATTATTGATTTTAAAGAGCAAATGGAAGAAAGATTGCTTCTAAAGGATGATAAATAAAGTGACGTGTAATAATCACCATTTATTTTTTGAACCATTAAAAAATGGTCACTTTAAAGCAGTTGATACATGGTGTGGGTATAAGATAAATCAAAAAATTTGGTATTGTTCAGATAAATGTAAAGATAAAGGCATTGAAGGATCACCTAAAGGATATATATCATCTGATGACGAACCTATAATGAACGATTAAAGGAAATTATATGAGTAAACTTCCATATGCATTTAAAAGAGATTTACAAAATTTAATTCAAGCTCACAGATTGGATAATATCTGTGGAAAACCAACTTACTTATTAGCGGATTATATAATGAAACAAATCGAAGCTTTTCAAAGTCAGCATATCGAACCTAGAAATTGGTGGAATGATATAAATAGTAATGTACCATCCCCTGTTTTTGAAAAAGGTTATCCTTCATATGAAGCGGTAAATAAAGATCAGCCGGTTCAAGAAAGATATCATGAATATATGGGAAGAATGTTAAAGGAAAATGCAGATGAGTGATATTTTTGATTTTGGTTTTACAGCAGTAGATGAATCTGAACTAGAAGCTGTACAAGCTCTTGGCGCAACTGCTAAAGATGTAGAGGAAAAAGCTTCTACTACGCAAGACAAACTTGATAAGTTGTATAACGCTATTATTCCGCTTTTAAATAATCTTAAAGCAAATCCAGAAAAAGAATATATTCTCTGGCCGAATCGGTTATCAAAAGTAGAAGCCTTTGAAACACATTTAACAGATATATACAATTCATAAAATTATAAGTTATTTATTTTATTAGATTCTTTTTTGTTTACATTTCATACAAAATGTAGTATGTTATAAGTGTAGGCAATGAAAGGATCTATAATGCAGATTATTAACTCACATCAGAAAGCGCTTTACAATCATCTAAAACAAAAAGGATGGAATCATGAAGTTATAAGCGCCTATCTTAAATATGAGAGAAATAAAAAATCCATTATTCATACTAAAAGAATTACTCTTGGTACAGATTCTCAAAAAACAAAAACATATAAAGCCGAATGGGCTTTTGAAGCAAAGTGTAAGAACGATATTATAGACTTTGATGATTTAAAAGAAGCCGAAAAATTTATGAAACGAGTCATAAATTCAAAAACTTGGCTTCAACTTTGCGGCGGATTGGGACGTAGAATACCAATATTAGAAACAAACGGGTTTCGTGGTAAAACAGCAGGACGTGCCTTTGTAAATAAGATACAGCTTTGTCCTAAAAATGGAATGAATTCATATACCTTATTACACGAACTTGCACATGTGGCTGGGTATATGCATCACGATGTAGGATTTCGCATTTGCCTTCTTAAATTAGTGTCTCGTTTTATAGGTAGAAAGCCTGCTGATGAATTAAAGAAACAATTCAAAGCTCTGAAACTAAAAGTTACTATTAGTAATCATATTAAATCTCCTGAACAGTGGCTCAAAACATATGAAAGATTAGAAAATGCAAGGGCTGCTCGAGCAGCCTAATACTTTTGTATATGGAAAGATAATGAGTATAGGTATACATTTTAGGGGTTTACAAACCATTAAAAATGTGATATGTTCAAAATATAAAGAAAGGAATAAAGTATGATTAACAATATGAATAAGATAATCTTAACAGATTGCGATGGAGTTCTCATGAACTGGGAATTTGCTTTTAATCTTTGGATGAAACATAAAGGTTATTCAGTCGCTCCAGGTAAAGAAAATGCTTATGATATGGGCGAGCGTTATGATTTAGATAATCAAACTAAAAAATTAGTTGTTCAAACTTTTAATGAATCCGCAGCTATTGGTTTTCTACCTCCCCTACGTGATGCAATGTATTATGTAGATTTACTTCATCGTAAACATGGATTTACTTTTCATATGATTACATCATTATCTCTTGATCCATCAGCTCAAGCTCTTCGGATTGAAAATACTAAAAAACTATTTGGTGAAACAGCATTTAGTAGTTTTTCTTTTGCAGATACTGGTGCTGATAAAGATGATGTTTTGGAACCATATAGAGATACTGGATATATTTGGCTTGAAGATAAAACAGAAAATGCCGAACTTGGAGATCGGCTCGGATTAGAAAGCATTCTTATTGAACATGGTCATAATATGAATAATAAACAATTCCCTTTAATGAAAAACTGGAGAGATTTATATGAATATGTCACTGTCTGAACTATTAGTTTTAAGATCCGAGTATGAAGACTTGGCAAGAAATTTTGATGTTGCTGAGGATAAGCGTCATGGAGTTATAAATAGCTTAGAGTGGTTTAAACGATATGGTAATCGCAAAAACAGATTTAGAAATGGCTATGATAGAGCAATAGAAATATGTAATGTCATGCTGAAAGAAATTAAAAGGGAATAGGAATGCCATCAAAGTCAGTCCTTATAGCACGAGCTTTTAGTAAAACAGGGGTCTTATCTACAGTTATAGATTCGGCTCCTTCCTTGTCATATGGAGATAATAATGTTTTATCTTTAATAGATTCTTCATATGTTTCAAGTAGGGCCCCGGCGGGTTATACTGATACTGACGTCTTGTTGTTAATAGATTCGGCTTATGTTACGGCTCGAGCTCCAGCCGGTGGTGGAAGTTCTATAACTACATACGCTAATCTTGCTGCCTTTCCTTCAACTGGAAATACACTTTCAGATCAAGGATATGATGAAGAAACGGATACTTTATACATATGGAACGGGACTCAGTGGCTGGATATAAATAGACAAACAGTGTTTTCTTATTACTTAGTAAATGCTGGAAATTTCACTGGACCAAAAGAAGGCACTCAAACGATAACACCTAACAACAATATTACGCTCGTTAATCTTGCGGCTTCAATAGATGCCGAGGTTGGATCCGCTGTGATATTTGATGTTGAAAAAAATGATTCTGCGGTTCAAACATTTACAATACCTTCAGGTCAAACTGAAATAAACGCAAACTTTAATTCAAACATAACCTTTACAAACACCGATAATATATCAGTTGATATAACTTCCGGAAGCGCAAAGGATCTGGTCGTAAAAATAAACTATAAGGAAACATAAAAATGGCAGTTACAGTTACAGATAACTCACTTAGTACAAACGCTAGGTATGTAGTTTATTCTGGAAGTACGGTAGCAGACGATGCTCAGACAATTCTACTTGGTATCAAAGATGCACTTGTTAATCTAGGATGGACTAAATGGGATAATGCTGGAGCAAATGCAGTGCTGGGTACAGCTGCTGATGCAAAAATCATTATGAGAAAAGAAACTTACGATAACGCGAGTTCTGGCCACTATAAGTACATGATACTTAGGTTGAGTTCAACGGGATCGGCTCATACTCTTAAGATAGCATATGCTGCTGATCACTCAAATAATGCGTCTTATAACAGTTGGGTAAACATAGCATATAACAGAACATCGTTTAATGACAATGAAGGCAAAGCTATTACTTTATCATTTTTATCAGGAGGATCCATTTGGATATTTGTCGAAGATCATTCTATTGTTTTTAAGTTTACGGGAACTGGATTCACTGAAGCCACTCAGGGTTCATGTTTATATTTTGGAGAGTATGAGAAAATATTTGGAGAAGCCTGTGATGCTTCTACTGGTTACATACACAATGGCGTTGCTATAGACGGAAATGATTTTGTGACTCGTACTGGAACATTTGGCTATTATAATGGTATATGGGCAAATGGGTCTTACGGTGGATCAGCCTCTGGCTATGTTGGATATGTAAATCCAAAACTAGCCGGTACCGGTGGAGGTTTTGGGTCTCAGTTTGCTTTAACAGAATATCCACAAGCAGCTGGTTCTACATATACTATTTTGCGCGCCGGTCAGGCGAATTGGAATGCTCCATTAGCTTCGACTTCAGCCACTGATGCTGATGGTATACTTGATTATACCCGAGCACATCTGGGATGGTTAGGATGGATAGGACATGTGGCCCCGGCGCACATATCTAACTTAGCAACGGTAATTGATGGTTCCCAATCCCAAAGCGTTCCTCAAACGGATATGTTTACTTCTGGATATTGGAGATACACTACTACTCCAGTGGAAGAGATAGCACAATTTTTGCCCAATCCTTCTAGCCCGTCATCAATAGCTCTATATGAACCTGTGATTTCTTCTGGAACTGTTAATTATAATCATCTTACCTCTTCCAGCGCTCATTCATATGATAGCTACAGTTCTAGTTCACAAAGAAGAGGATTTGCTATACATGGAAAGCTTTTAGGTTTTAGAATGTCTGCAGGTCAACCGCCTACTGAATCAGGGGGCTATCAGTTTTTAGATACCGGAACTATACCTTTAGACGCCGATGGTTACTATAGTGCTTCTGGTACACCTACTTCATGTTGGGCAATTCCAATATTTAACGGTACTAGAGCAAGCGCGTGCATATGGGTTAAGAAATGACTTTAGCAAATAATCCAACACCTGATTCAATAGGTACTGGGGATTTTTATTTTGATTCAGCTGGAGATATTGTTGAAGCTAATACCGATTTAGTTTCGGCTATATCTCTTTCTTCTACATCATCCACAGGATCTTTAGAATTTTCAAACATATCTTCATCCAATCCAAAAACTGGATTTAACAATACGGAAATATTAGAAGCACAATCTATAACATCAACCTCGTCTACAGGAGTTTTAGAATACGCAAACATATCTTCATCCAATCCAAAAACTGGATTTAACAACACAGATATATTTGAAATTCAATCTGTATCATCTCATACGCCTACTGCTATTATTACACAAGCAGAAATAAAAGCAAATAATCCAATTACTGGATTCGGCACTTCTGGTGTGGATCCAAAAATAATTAAATACGAAATGACAATAAGGATATAAAACAAATGTCTGAAGAATTACTTGCTACTTTAAAAGTACAAATGAAACACCTCATAGATGAAGCTTGTGATATCTATATGTTTAACATTTCAACAGATACACACAGCAGAATTAGAATGAAAGCCGCTCAAGATTTTAATAGTAGAATTTGGCTTTTACATTTCGATGAATCAAATGCTTGGATTGCTTCAACAGGAGCTCCCGCAAATAATGCTGATCATTATACGCAGGTCGCTTTGTGGGAGAATCTTCCAGTTGAAAAAATGGTTCCTCCTGTTGAAATAAGCGAAGACTCTGCATAAATAACCAAAGCTTAATTATTTTTTTATATAAATAGTAGCAAATACTATTTAATAGGAAAGTTATAATGGCTGCAGTTACATCAAGAGATGAATTATCCGAATATTGTTTAAGAAGGCTTGGCGCTCCAGTTATAGAGATAAACGTTGATCCAGATCAAGTTGAAGATAGAATAGATGAAGCCCTTGAATTTTTTCAAGAGTTTCATTCTGATGCTACACTGCGTACTTATTTCAAACATCTTATAACAGAAACAGATGTAGAAAACGAGTACATTACAATGCCTAATAATATAGACATTGTTTCTAAACTTTTTCCCGTTTCAAGTTCTAGTAATAACAGCATTGATATGTTCAGTGTTAAGTATCAAATGATGCTTAATGATATTACTGATCTTCAAAACTTTGCTGGTGATCTTGCGTATTATACTCAACTACAGCAATATTTAACTTTGATTGATATGAAGTTAAATGGTTTGCCTCAAGTACAATTTTCCAGACATCAGAACAGACTTTATATTTTTGGAGATTTTAATGATAAAGATATAAAAGCTGGAGACTATATTGTGGCTGAAGTATATCAGATAATTGATCCAGATACACATACCAATGTTTACAATGATAAGTTTATCAAAGCGTATAGTACCGCACTTATCAAGAGACAATGGGGTGCTAATCTTTTAAAGTTTGAAGGAATGCAACTACCCGGTGGTGTGATGTTAAACGGGCGGCAGATTTATGAAGATGCAATGCAAGACATTGAAAAACTTGAAGAGAATATACGCCTAGAGCATGAAATGCCAGCAGACTTTTTTGTAGGATAATAGATGGCTCTTAATCATTATTTTAATCAGAAAGCCAAAAATGAACAAAATCTCTATGAAGATATAATCATAGAGAGTCTAAAAATATACGGTCAAGATGTATATTATTTGCCTCGTGAGATAGTAAACGAAAATGATATATTTGGTGAAGATGTCCCATCTAAATTTTCTTCAGCTTATAAAATAGAAATGTATATAGAAAATACAGAAGGATTTGACGGAGAAGGTGATCTATTTACCAAATTTGGTGTTGAAATAAGAGATGCTGCTACATTTATAGTTTCCAGAAAGAGATGGACTAATGTAGTTGGCCAAATGAACAATAAAATAGAAAGTATTAGACCTAGAGAAGGTGATCTAATTTATCTTACTCTTACAAATAAACTATTTGAAATTATGCATGTTGAACACGAACAGCCTTTTTACCAACTAAGCAATCTTCCTACATTTAAATTAAGATGCGAGCTATTTACATACAGTGATGAAAGACTTGATACAAACGTTGATGTAATTGATAATATAGAAAAATTAGGCTATAATCTTAAACTGCTTATGAATCAAGGTGTTGATAGTATTAATTCTCGTTACTCATATGACTTTATGGAAGGTGAATTTGTTCAACAAACTCTATCAAATGGTAAAGTTCTCACAGCTGAAGTTCTTGAATATAATCAACAATTAAATTATGTTGTAGTTTCTCATATAAGCACAAGTGATGGTAGCTACGGAATGTTTGTTCCTGGAACTATAACTAATACAAGAGAAAGAAATATATCAGGTGCTCTTGCATTTGTTGGTGATTCTTCAATACAAGTTGAAAGAACACTTATTAGTATAAATGAAAATATTTACGGTGATAGTAGTTTTGCACAAAATGATGTATTTGATACAACCGAAAATTCATTTGCATTAGATTTCCTAGACTTTTCTGAAACTAACCCATTTGGTGATCCAGAGGATTTATAATGTTTACATATTTTTACCATCAGAGAATAAGAAAGTCAGTAGCTTTATTTGGAACCCTTTTTAATAACATTTATGTTATTCGTAAAGATAAAACTGGAAAATCAATTAGTCAAATTAAAGTGCCTTTAGCATATGCACCAAGAGAAAAATATTTAGAAAGAATTAGAACAAATCCAGATTTAAGAAATAATTCTCAGATTGCTCTTAAACTTCCTAGAATGTCATTTGAAATTACAAGTATTGGATATGACCCAGAAAGAAAACTTCCTAAATTAAATAATTATCATAGAGGTATTACTAATACAACAAGGGATAAGTTTTTTTCTCCAAGTCCATATCAGATTACTTTTCAATTAAATATTTTTTCTAAAAATCAAGACGATGCCTTACAAATAGTTGAGCAGATTCTTCCTTACTTTAATCCTCAATATACTATTAGTATTAAACCTTTTAATGATGCTCATTCTGATATAGTTGAAGATGTTCCTGTTACAATACAGGGTGTAAATTTTAGTGATGATTTTGAAGGAACGCTTGAAAATAGAAGAACAATTATTTATACATTAGATTTTGGAATGTCTGTTAACTTTTACGGTCCAATTGATCCTCAATCAATTGTTCGTCGTGTGGATACTACCATACATCAAGCTGTAGATTTCAGTGTTACCGATGATCCAAAATTAGAAAGAATTATTACCACACCGAATCCTATTGAAGTTAATCCAGATAGTGATTATGGATTTGACACAACATTAGACGTATATGATAATGAACCAGAAGTTATATTATCATCACTATATGTCGAAGATGATTATGTATTATCAGGTTATGTAGACTCTTCGGGTGCATAAAAACAGGAGATAGAAATGCCAATTGTTCTTAGAAACAGTAAAAACTCTGCTCTAACACACTCGGAGCTTGACGGAAACTTTACGGATCTTGATACTCGAGTTAATTCAAAAGCAGATTCATCTACTATTACAGGAATAGTAGATCAAGATTATATTAGAAATAGACAGATTACATATTTGGATTCTGTTGATATTACATCAAGGATTACATCACTTATTGATTCTAATTATATACAAACAAGACAAAATACTTATGATAATGCAGATGTTAATACTCACTTAAATCTTGGTAATGCTGCTCCTAATCAAATTCTTAGTTGGACAGGTGCAGACTTTGATTGGATTAATCAGACATCAGGAACTGGTGGAGGAATTGATTCTGCTGTAGTTATTAATATTGTAGATTCAGCATATATTCAAGCTAGACAACAGACAGCAGTAACTTATACAAATTCAGATGTTGACACTCATCTAAACACAAGCACCGCAAGCGCAAATGAAATTTTAAGTTGGACTGGTACTGATTATGATTGGGTAGCACAGTCGGGTGGTGGTAGCGGATTGGATTCTGCGGGTGTTGCTTCTTATTTGAATGGAGGTTGGAACTTTCATCTTATTCCTGATACAAATTCTACTTATGATATCGGCAGCGCAGAATATAAGGTAAGACACTTATATTTAAGTGATAATAGTTTATATTTCGACTCTGGTCAGACTAGTATAGGATTTGAAACTATAGGAACTAGTAAAAATCTTAAATTTAATAATAATGTAGTAAAAGAAGCATCTCATACCGAAGAAGCAGGCGGACCAGTTGATATAAGTAAAACAAACCATTTTGTTACTACAGGAGCTACATATGACCTTCCAAATGGAGAGTATGTAGGACAAGAATTAAAATTCTGGCATAAAACACAAGGCGGAACAAACATAGTTAGAGTGAATGTGCTTAATGCAAAATGGAGAAATGGTGGTGGAGTACTAAGTACTATTCCTAATATGTTATGGGATCAAGATAAAACAAATACTGCATGCTATGGCTGCATCTGGGATGGTGAAGCTTGGATTATTGGAGAAGGTTCATTAGGAGCATAACGTGAGTGAAGATAGAGTAGATGATGACTTCGAATATTCAAGAAGAACTTATTATGATCTAATAGAAAAAGGTCAGGGTGCTCTTGAAGAGATGATGGAAGTCGCTAAGCAACTGGAACATCCCAGAGCATTTGAAGTTGTATCTGGGATGATTAAAAATATATCAGACGTAAATGATAGACTTATGGATCTTCATAAGAAAAAGAAAGATTATTTAAAAAAAGACGAACCTAAACAGGTTGAAGGAACAACCAATAATAATCTTTTTGTTGGTTCTACCGTAGAACTGCAACGTATGCTTCAAGATATGAATAAAAAACAAGATAATGTAATTGATATTACGGACAGATTAAGAGATGAATCAGAGTGAAAGTTACCTCGGTAACCCAAACGTAAAACGTGATGGTATTGTTCAGCAGTGGACTCAAGAACAGATAAATGAGTATGTAAAGTGTTCTCAAGATTCTTCATACTTTGCAAAAAATTACTGTAAAATTATATCGCTTGATAAAGGATTAGTGCCTTTTATTTTATATCCATATCAAGAGAAAATGTTTAAACATTTTAATGATAATAGATTTTCAATAGTTCTTGCTTGTCGGCAATCGGGTAAATCTATTTCTTCTGTTGCTTATTTGCTTTGGTTTGCATTATTTCATCCCGAAAAAACTATTGCAATTATGGCAAATAAAGGTGCTACTGCAAGAGAAATGCTTAGTAGAATTACTCTTATGCTTGAAAACTTACCGTTCTTTTTACAACCTGGATGTAAAGCACTTAATAAAGGATCTATAGAATTTAGTAATAATTCAAGAATAGTTGCAGCTGCTACATCTGGTTCTTCTATTCGTGGTATGTCTGTTAATCTTTTATATCTTGATGAATTTGCTTTTGTGGAACGAGCAAATGAATTTTATACTTCAACATATCCTGTTGTTTCATCTGGTAAAGATACAAAAGTAATTATTACCTCCACTGCTAATGGTATTGGTAATGTATTTCATAAGATATGGGAAGGTGCTACTCAAGGAGTTAATGAATATAAATCATTTAGAGTAGATTGGTGGGATGTTCCTGGAAGAGATAAAGAATGGGCAAAGCAAACTATTGCTAATACCTCTCAGTTACAGTTTGATCAAGAATTTGGAAATACATTCTTCGGCACAGGAGATACTCTTATTGGTGCTGAAACTTTATTATCTTTAAGAAGAAAAGATCCTATCCAAATAACAAAGGAAGGTGTTAAAATATATGAAAAACCTGTAAAAGGTCATCAATACATTATGACTGTAGATGTTGCAAAGGGTAGAGGTCAAGATTATTCGACTTTTAATTTACTCGATGTGACGGCTAATCCATTTAAACAGGTTGCAGTCTATCGCAACAATACTATTTCTCCATTACTCTACCCAAATATTATTTATAAATTTGCAACCTCTTATAATGAAGCTATGGTGGTAATTGAATCAAATGATGCAGGACAAGTTGTCTGTAATGGTCTATACCACGAATTAGAATATGAAAATATGTTTGTTGAGTCAACCGTAAAAGCTAATTCTCTTGGATTACTTATGACTAGAAAAGTTAAACGTATTGGTTGTTCTTCTTTTAAAGATTTGTTGGAAAACCAAAAAATAGAAATAGTCGATGAAAATACTATACTTGAAATATCTACATTTGTTGCAAAAGGTCAGTCATATGAAGCATCTCAAGGTAATCACGATGATTTAGTAATGAATTTTATTATGTTTAGTTATTTTAGCGGAACAATATTTTTTAATGAAATAACAGATATTAACATTAAACAAATGATGTTTGAAGAAAGAATGAAAGAAATTGAAGATGATATATTACCATTTGGATTTATAGATGATGGATTAGATCAGCAACCACAATATGATCCAGAAAGAGAAGGATGGGCTGTTGAGTATAGTCATGAAAACTTCTAAACTCATTTTTATATAAATACTATTAATTGAAAAAAAACGTATTATGGAATAGCTTATAATTTACCAAAATGGAAAAAGGAAAGAGACATGGCTTTATATACAGCATCAGAGTCTCCGGCAATTATTACTCGTGAAGTTGACCTAACTAACGGAGTCCCAAACGTACCTACATCAACCGGGGTATTAGTAGGAGATTTTCGCTGGGGTCCTGTAAATCAGCCGGTACTCGTTAACAACGAAGCAACTCTTGCAAGTAAATTTGGAAATCCTGATCAAGACGAAGATAGAGCAGTAGATTTCCTTAGTGCATCGAGTTACTTACAATATTCAGATGATCTTTATGTCATTAGAGCAATCACAAAATCTACAGCTACTGGCGGAGCACAAATTCCAGCAGTACTTACTGCAACAACCGCAAATGGTATTATTACTGCAGTTTCTGTAGCACCAAATGGCGGTTATACTTCTGAACCAACAGTTACAATTTCAGCACCAGATTCTGGCGAAACTCCAGTATTTACTGTAGTTTATGACGCAGTAAATGATGAAATTGATTCAATTACTGTACTTAATGATTCAGACGGTCAAGGTAATATTACCTATAGATACGATACTCCACCAGTATTTACAATTACTGGAGGCGGAAGAGAAACGGTTGCAATTAATGCATATGATGCCACAAACACACCAGAAACATTACCTGTTGTAGAAAATCGTGATGGTTGGGATGCAGACAAATCAGGTCATGCAAACAACAATCATCTTACCATTGCTAAATGGCCTGGTGAACTAGGAAACTCATTAAAAGTTTGCTATTGTGGTGCTAATGATTCAGATTTCACTAACTGGACTTATACTGCAAGCGCTGGTCAAACAATTAATTTAAGTTCATATTTTACTGGAGCTCCAGGAACATCACAATTTGCAGCCGATAGAGGTGCTTCAAATGATGAAGTTCATGTTGTTGTAATTGATGAAGATGGTGAATTTACTGGCGTTCCCAATAGAGTACTTGAAGTTTTCCCATTCTTATCTCTTGCATCAAATGCAAAAACAGAACAGGGTACGGTAAATTATGCACCTGATGTTGTTGCTAAAAGTTCAAGTTATATTTGGATTGCTAAAATGCCAGCAGCATTTGGTTCAAATGCAGGTACTGCAACAACTAATGGTAAAAATTATGCAGGGCCCGGAGTTTTAACACATTCTACAAGTCTTGTAAATGGTTCAAATTCGGGAAGTATAAGTTCTGCTGAATATGCAACAGCATTTGCAACAGTAAATGATCCAAATAATATATCTGTAGATTTCTTAATTGCTCCAGGTATGGGTAGTGCATCAGAACAACAAACTGTAGTAAACAATATGGTATCTATTGCAGAAAACGATAGAAAAGACTGTGTAGTTGTTACGTCTCCAAACAGAGCTGCAATAATAGGAAGTGCTAATCCTAGAACAGATATTATTGCTGCACAATCTAGTAATGTATTTACTCGTAGTTCATATCTATTTGCAGATTCAAATTATCTTAAGGTATATGATAAATTTAATGATAGATATATCTTCATACCTGCTGCAGCTTCAACTGCTGGTATTATGGCAGCTTCAGATAATGATACAGCACCTTGGTTTTCACCCGCTGGAACAAGAAGAGGAAGATACTTTGGTGTAACATCTCTGGCATATAACCCAGATAAATCTGATAGAGATGAACTATATAAAGCTGGATTTAATCCAATTGCAAATATTCCAGGGCAAGGAATTACTTTATATGGTGATAAAACTCATCTATCAAGACCTTCTGCATTTGATAGAATTAATGTTCGTAGATTGTTCCTTACTCTCGAAAGAGCAATATCTTCGGCCGCTCAAAATATTCTCTTTGAATTCAATGATGAATTTACAAGAGCTGAGTTTGTAAATATTGTAGAACCAGTTCTTAGAAATATTCAGGGCAGAAGAGGTATTACTGATTTTAAACTTGTGTGTGATGAAACTAATAATACACCAGAAATAGTTGACACAAATCAGTTCATAGCAAATATCTTCATTAAACCCGCAAGATCGATCAACTTCATTACTCTTAATTTTGTAGCGGTAAGATCTGGCGTTTCTTTTGAAGAAGTCGTCGGCGCAGTATAATAGGGGTATATAAAAATGGCAATTTTAGGCGTAAATGATTTTAAATCAAAACTTAGAGGTGGAGGCGCACGCCCAAATCTCTTTCAAGTAATATTAACTTTCCCGGCTTATGTTACCGGGGACGTTGAACTTGCATCATTCTTAATTAAAGCTGCTCAGATGCCGGCTTCAACTATGGGAACAATTCCAGTACCATATAGAGGGCGTCAATTGCAGATAGCTGGAGATAGAGTATTTGAGCCATGGACAGTTACTGTTATTAACGACACTGATTTTAAAATTAGACAGTCAATGGAACAGTGGATGAATGGTATAAATGCACATCAAGCAAATACTGGTCTTACTAATCCAGCAGATTATCAAGTTGATGCTGCAGTACAGCAGTTGGATAAAGATGCTTCTGTTCTATATGAATACAGATTTAGAGGTATTTTCCCAACGGCAATTTCTTCAATTGATCTATCTTATGAAAATGTAGATACTATTGAAGAATTTGGTGTGGAGTTCCAACTTCAATATTGGGAGAGTATTACTCCTGATGGGTCTACAGTAACTACTTAAAAGTTGAATAAATATAATTTGGTTAGGGGAAAAATTCCCCTAACCTTTATATAGTTAAAGGATAGTTATGGCAGATAATTCAATTAAGCTTTTTGGATTTGAAATCAAAAGGGCTAACTCATCTGAAAAAGCACAGCAGAAAATTAAATCGGTTGTTCCTCAAACCGATGATGATGGTGCTGGTTATATTACTGCTTCCGGTAGTCATTTTGGTCAATATTTAGATATAGACGGAAGTTCTGCAAAAGATAATTATCAGATGATAAGAAAATATCGTGGTGTTGCAGTACATCCAGAAGTAGATAATGCTATTGAAGATATTGTTAATGAAGCGATTGTTGGTGATGAAGATATAGAACCTATTAGTCTTACACTTGAAGATGTTGAATTTCCAGAAAATGTTAAAAAACAAATACAAGAAGAATTTGAAAATATTCTTGGTATGTTAAATTTTTCAGAAAACGGACACGATATATTTAGAAGATGGTATATTGATGGTAGATTATATCATCATTTAGTAGTTGATGAAAAAAATGAAAAAGCTGGAATACAGGACATTAGATTTATAGACGCTTTAAAAATTCGTAAAATGAAAGAGGTAAAAAAGAAAAAAGACCCTCTTACAAATGCGGATATTATAGAAAGTGTAAAAGAGTATTATGTTTATCAAGAAAGACCAGGTCAAGAAAGACAAGCAGTAAAGTTTACTCTTGATTCTATCAGTTATGTAACATCAGGACTATTAGATGAAACTCGTAAAAAAGTAGTATCTCATTTACATAAATGTATTAAACCAATTAATCAGTTAAGAATGATGGAAGACTCGCTTGTCATTTATAGACTTGCTAGAGCACCAGAACGTAGAATTTTTTATATTGATGTAGGTAACTTACCAAAAGGTAAAGCTGAAGAATACATGAAAAATATTATGACCAAATATCGTAATAAATTAGTATATGACGCTCAAAATGGAGAACTAAGAGATGACCGTAAACATATGTCTATGTTGGAAGATTTTTGGTTACCTCGTAGAGAAGGTGGTAGAGGTACTGAAATCTCTACTTTACCAGGAGGAGAAAATCTTGGTCAGATAGATGACATAGTTTATTTCCAAAAACGTGTTTATCGTGCATTAAACGTTCCTATTAATAGATTAGAACAGGAAGCACAATTTTCTCTCGGACGTTCAACAGAAATATCAAGAGACGAAGTTAAATTTCAAAAATTTATTGATAGACTTCGTAAAAAATTTAGTCACTTATTCTTAGGAATCTTAAAAAAACAGCTTATTTTAAAAAAGATCATTACCGACTCTGATTGGGATAATCACAAAATACATTTTAAAATTGATTATGCAAGAGATAATTATTTTGCAGAATCTAAAGAAAGTGAAATATTAAAAGATCGAATTCAAACTCTTGATATGATGCAACAGTATGTTGGAGAATATTATACTAAAGATTGGGTTATGAGAAATGTTCTAAAGTTTACCGAAGAAGAAATGAAAGAAATGGAACAAGACGTAGATGATGAAAATCAAGAAAAAGCAGATGAGATAGATAATATTGAATCTGATAACACATAGCTCAAAGTTTTTAGATAATGTATGATTTAATAACCTATACAACAAATAAAGGGCAAAGTGGAACACTAGATCCGTCTAGTTCGCCAAGTATTATAACAAGAACGATTGATTTTGATACAGTCTGGATTGATCTTTCTGTAGATTTAGAACAATCACCAAATCCAGAATATATTCGTGGTTGGTTTTTTGAACTTAATGAATTACCTGGATATAGTTTTTATCCAAATTCATCTGCAATTCAAACTGGATTAAATCCTCCAGAAAAAAGAATATTTACATCAAATCAGAAAATTAGATTATACATAGATTTAAATACTATGTTACAACTTGATGGTTTAAGACCTCATGACTTTGTTTTATCTACAGTTGTTGCAACATCAGAAGAAAATTTAAAAAGAGGAAATTGGATAGAAACTAATCGTTCCGATTTATTTTTTACCATATATGCAAATGGTAATCCTCCTGTGGAATTTTTGGATGTATTACCAGAAACTTTATTTGAATCAGATTTCGGAGAACCAACAAGAAGTCTTACTATAGACTCTGCCTATATTAATGGGATGAGGGTTGACTCTGCACATATTACACACTTAGCATATGTAAATCTCTTAGAAGGCGATTCTGCTTATTTTACTAATGTTACAACTAATAAAATATTAACAGATTTGTTATCTGCAAATATTAATAGTGATATATCTATTTTATCTAATCTTAATATAGATTCTAATAAAATAATAGGTATAGGATCAGAAAATAGTGGTAATGTATTAGATTTAGACTATGATGAACCAACAGATAGAAATAATAGTATAGCTCTAACTTCAGTTCAATCTATTCATAATTTTTTAGATGTGAATAATAGTGAAGATAGTAATTATTGGGCTTTATATAATAATTTAAATGCATATAGTGATTCAATTAATAGAAATAATGCAATATTTTTAATTGATGAAGATGGTACTGTTACAGCAAAAGCTATAAATGTAAATCAGTATATTTTAGACAGTGATGGATTAAAATGGTCTAATGATAGTAATGCAAGAATATATTATGATAGTAATTTAAAATTATGGAAAATAGAACCTGGTTTATTTGAGATAGTAGATTCAGAACAAATTATTGAAAATAATCCTCTTTTATCTATTATATCAACTGGGAGAGACGGTCAGTTTTTATCTTTTGCAGAATCAGCAGAATCTTATTATTTAGATTATGCATTAAAAACCGGAAGATTTATAATAGATGAACAAACTTTGGCAGAGGAAAAAGATTATATTCCTGATACAGAATTAGAGTCTATGGATTCTAATGCTAAGTACATATATTATGATCGGTTTAGTAGATTTTCGCATCTTTATGATCAAGGAGTTACATTTCCACTTACTGATTCTGATGCTCAACTTTTAGATTCTGATGCTCAAGTTTTAAGATATGATGAAACAACAAATTCAATATATGGCGATTTTGCTACAACGGCTTTTTCTGGAATTATATCTCCTAAAAGATATGATACTTATAGAGTAAAAGCAACGTTTAATTCAACCACACCTACTGATTTTCCTATATTTTTAGTAGTTGCTCAATTAAAAATACGGGGAAAAGAATATACAATTAGTGCGTTCAGAAGACCTAAAGGAACTTTACAAACTTATGGAGATTATTTAGAAACTGGACAAATAATTACAGAACCTCCTTCATGGGGTTTAGTTTATAATTTTGGTCAAAAAGATGCATACTATTTTGATTTTGATTGGGTATCAAGAGGATCTGCACCGGCACCTGTTACACCAAATTTTGAAGGTGAAAGTACAAGCGATTGGGTTTCTTCTGGTCAGACAACTGTTTTTGCAGAAAAGGTTGGAAATGTAATAAGTGTTGTAACAAATCAGTTTGGTGATACTAATATTGAAAATTTTGAATTTAGAACTGGAATTGAATTAGATATTGAAAAAGCAATTGCTAACGGCAAAACTTTTCTTGCACCATTTTTAAATGCAGAAACTTCTTATGGTTTTGGTGTTAAAGGGCAGAGTGGTGTTATTATATCAGATATAGCATTTGAAACAGAAGATCCTGAAAAGTATATATTTGATTTAAAAAATGATATAGTTTATACTTATATTTCCGAAAGAAATTTAACAGAAGGAAATTATCCTACAGTACCAGTTTTAGTTGAAAATGCGGGCTATTATGCTTTGGATAGTAGTGTTGGTGTTAGCGATATTATGAAAACAGGAAGATTCTTTTATAATGAAAGAACTAAGACACTATTTTGGAAAGATCCAGATAATACATATAAACTTATACAGGAAGTAGATTTAAATAGAGACTTTTTAGGTAAATATATTGAACTAAGAGGCACAGGTTTAAATAATAATTCACCAGCATATCTTTATATTAATAATGAACCTGATTATTTTGAATTTGATGAAAATCCAATTTTTTTAAATGGTTACCATGGCCATGGTAGAGGTTTGAATCTCACTATATTTGGAAATGATGGTACTAAAATTTCTTCTAATACTTATGATACTCATGGTGATTCTGCTAATTCCACATTAC